TTCTTCAGTGATGTATTCTACTTCTTGTATCTGTTCTGCAATAAGTTTCATATCTTATTTCCTAAATTGATAGTATTTCTGACTCAAAGTAGTCCATCAACTTATTCGGCGGAACTTTGAACTCTTTTGAAACACTATTTATAGTTTTATCAAAAGTATTTAGGAAATCTGACGGTTTACTATCCATTTCCTTGAAAATAGCGTCAACAGCATTCTTCATCTTAGGAGATAATTTCTTATACTCCTTAGACATCTTATGCTCATCTTTTTCTGGCAACTCTTGTTTGAGTTGAGAAACAGTCTTACTCACTATCTTCCTCTACCTCTGGAATGTGGTGTGTTACAAATGTTTTTGCAACTTCTTGTCTTTTTACTTCCAGTGCATCACCCACTTTAGCTGCAAGTGCATTATTAAAGTGTGTTTCAGCAGAAAGGTTATCACCTGATGCAATTGAATTAACAAAATCTTTTACGTTTTCCATTATCTATCTCCTAAATCTGGATTATTAGTAGCGAACATTCCGTCATCAGCGCCATCCATGTCACTACCTTCTTCATCTTTCATCTGCTTTTCGATTTCTTCAATCTCATTATCAGACATACGAAGAACGTGTTTTCTTACATACTCTTTAGAGAAGTATGTACCAACATAACTTTCAATAGTTCCCAACATATCTAAACGGTTCTGAAGAATTTCTGCATTCTTTAGTTCCGTGAAATGTCCATCTTGCATAAAGTCGAACTGAATGTGTTCTTTAAATGTTTCCCACTCTTCTAGAGCAATTACGCCTTTCAGAATGAGTTGAGACTTTAAAATATCAAGGAAGAGTACAGAGAACTTCTTACGAATCTTCTGTACGAACTTTGTAAATTTCAATTCATCTCTTGTAATGTTATCAGAACGTCCAATACTGAATGAGTTCTCTGCCTCAAGTCTTGAGATAGGAACATTCAATGAACGATATAGTTTGTTTTGGAAATACTTAATATCATCAATCTCACCAAGGTTTGAACCGCCTGGCAAAGTTGTAATCTCTGTACCTCTACCACCTTCTCTACGAGGCAGCCAGAAGTCTTCCAGCATTGACATATGATTTCTGTCATCACGAATTTCACCAGTTCGTGCATCATACACCAACTTGTTCCGATAACGGTTCATCACATCTTTGAGGTATGCCTCGGCCTTTACTTTAGGTAAGTTACCAACATCAATGTAGAAGATACGTCTTTCAGGCGCACGAGAGATGCGATAGATAACCAACGCATCCTCAATCATACGCAACTGATTGACAGGTTTAATTGCTTTATTCAGATAAGAAAGGACTGTACCTCTGTGCATATCTACAAGTCCAGAAGGACAATATGTAATAGAGTCAGCAGTAATACGAATACCAGAAGATGTGCCAGAATTTTGTTCCCAGCCTTTATCATTGTAAAGGTAAAAATTCTCAATACCTTTAACCATATCCATACCAGATTTTTGGTCTATTTCTTTTCTTGTCTCTCTTACCTTTTTAATCTTACGAGGGTCAATATAACGAACCTCTTTAATTCCCTTGCGAGGAGACTTTGTATCAATAATCTTATGGTAATAGATACGCCCATCAACATACCAACGTCTAAAAATGTCATGTCCTTTTGATTCAAAGTCGAGCAGACGCAAGACTTCATCAAACTCTTCACGAATTTTCTGTTTAATATTTGGTGATACGTTTAGATTGTCAAGGGAAAGGGAAACACTTCTATCTCTTTCATCAGATACAATTGCTTCATTTGCAATATCTTCAATTGCACTATCACACTCTGGTTGCTGTGCAATGTCACGATATCTTTGAATTAATTCTATTTCATTTCTATCACGCCCATCCATATCAAGGACAGAAGCATAATGACCACCGCCTGATACTACATCAAGGGTGCCGTCATCAGTAGAGGGAGCAGTGAATCCATCACTACCCCCACCCTGATTCGCTTTCGTGATTTTGAAACCAAAAAGTTCCGCCATACTATAGTTCTCCTAATTTTACCTTACTATTTAGTAAGTTTGTAAAACTAGATTATACTCCGGCATTAAATGACGTATAACGCCATGTAATCTCAAAGGTTTCGATTTCACTTGCAGTTTCCATGTTCAAGTCGATTGCACTGATTGCTGTAGGCCAGCAACTTGTGAGTGTGTATTGTTTTAGAATAGCATCATCTCTGTCAAGTTGTTGTACTACCATGTCAGCAGTATATTCAGTAACATTTGTCACACCAGTGTTTGTCTGAAGGTTATTAATACCATTCATCCATCTCTCTAAACCGTTTCTAATTGCGAAGTCGGTATCGTTAAGAACTGTTGTTGTCCATGTTTCAAACTCCCTATCACCAGCAAGATACAATTGACGACCTCTAAACTGAACAGGCACTTCCGTAATTGTCTGTCCAGGCAAAGATGCCGATCTAATCATAAACTGTGCATTTGCAGCAATAAGTCCAGTAGCAATTCCAGATGGTGTGTTCAGAATAACTCTGAATTGGTTAGCTCTCGCACCACCGCCGATAAGTTGAGCTTTAAATTGGTCAATAGTAGCCATGTCTCTCTCCTTATCCTGCTATCTCTGAGAACTCGACACCTGTTCTCACTGCAATGAAGTTTAGTCTAATAAAGTTAATTGAACGAGCAGGTTTAATGAAGATGTCTCCAACAAACTCATTTCTGTCAATAACCTCACCAGTGTTATTTGTTGTATCACAAATTACTTGGAAGTCTGTGATACCTCTACGTCCTTGTACATCCCTCAAGAAAGGTTCTACTAAGTTAGTAAACTGTGCTCTTGTGAAGTCATCGTTGAATTCAAAGAGTTGGAACTTAGCAGCATTTGCGATTGCTTTTTCAAGTACCAAGAACAATCTACGAACATTAATTCTATCGAATGCAGAAGGTCTTGAAAGGGCAGTCTTGTCACCAAAGAGGATTGTACCCTCGCCCGGCTCAGAAATAACAGGGTTAATTCTGGCAGGATAAAGAATATCTCTTTGTGCCTTATTTGGGTTAAATGCAAGTTTAACTGCACCACGAATCTGTCCTCTGTTATAACCAGCAGGAGAGAACCATGCATCAGCAACTTGATCAGTGTATGCACCAAGTCCAGCAACATCACCGTTCAAAGGAACAAAGCGATACACATCGTTGTACTTATCATACATATACTTGTATCCACTATCGAACACTGCATATGAAGAACTTGCAAGTCCATCAAAGAACTCTTTAACATTTGATGTTTGAGTAATAGATGATGTTACACCAACAACATCTGCTCTACGAGGTGAAATGAAACCAACGCAATCCTTACGTCCTTCACAAAGGTCGATAATCATTGTAGCGTGGGTTACACCATCTGTTCCAGTAGGGCAAGTTCCAGCCATAACTAGGTTAATGTCTTGTGTTGCTGTATCTGCAAAGAACTGATATGCAACATCTAACTCACCAACTGTTGGAGCAGCTACAGTACCATTAGTACCACCTGTTAGTGTGTCTGTAATAACACCACCTTTACCAGCAGTTGATGCAAAGGTTGAACTTGAACCAGTGATTGCTTCAGCAGCAGTTTCACCGGCGTCAGTTAGTGATGAATTGTGGTCTGACCATCTTAGATAAATTGAACCATTGTTGATTGCATTAACATAGTAGTTAGTTCCACCCTGTGCTGTTTTTGCATCTTCTGCTTGTGATACAAAAGCATAAATCTCAATAACAGAACCAGCTCTGTTGCCAGGAACACCATCTTTAAATCCAGTGATGTTTCCTGTTGTATCATAGACAACAACGTGAATTTCATCATTGGTTACGTTTTTGCCTGTAGCCCATGTTGATGTGCCTGGGGCAGCATCCACTTGGTCATAAAACTTCCAACGTCTACGGACAAATGTATCGTCTGCTACAGCTGTTTTTGTACCAGAACCATTAGCATCGTCTTTCAGTCTAATTGTAAGATCATTTGTAGCAATTGCAGTAATTTCATATTCATTACCTTCATCACCAGCAAGATGTGCAAATGCTGATGCGTCTGATGATGCGTCAACAGATGAGAAAGCAATCAAATCTCCTACATTAAAATCACCACCGTCATCTACTGTTACTGTTTTAGCACCAGCAGTTAAAGCGCCATCTACTTGATTTGATGCGCCTAGGTTTTCTTGAAAAGCAGTTGCGTTTGCACAGATAGATACTCCTAATGAGTTTCCTTCAATGCCTGGGAATCTTGCAACCCACTCTCCTTGAGATGGAGAACCAACTCCATTATTATAGATATTATCATCATAATCATCATCATTTTGAATTAAAACTGCCGTAGTAACAGCTGCATTTAACATACCAGCCTTTTTGGCTCGTACTACTCTCAATGCATTACCGTACTGTAGGAAGTTGGCGGCTGTAAACCAAGTCTCAAAATTATCTGAGTCTGGGTAGCCAAAGTTGCTGACCAATTCTTGTTCCGTACTAATTGCAATAACTTCTCCGACTGGGCCTTTGTTAAACTGGCCTGCCATCGCACCGATAGAGGTGGATACTGCTGGAACAATGTTGGTCAAATCAATCTCTCTGACTAGTACGCCAGGGGATACTTGAAATGACATTCTTCTTCTCCTTTATGGATTCATTAATATAAAGTTTCCAAACTTACGAATATATTTATAAAAAATCTACTTTACACTTGTTTTTTATAGACTCTGTAACACATAAATAAACGTATGTCAGACTTCTATCAAAAGTACAAAGATACCATTAAAAAGGTATCTAAACGCAATTATCGGGCAAGAAAGATATGGGTTAATGAATATCTTGGGCCTAAATCATGCGAATACTGTGGTGAATCTGAAACCGCCTGTTTACAATTCTACCCCCATGAGGGCAAAGTCCGTACTCTAACTAAAAGAAAAGGTTTGAACGAAGATTCAAGAAAAGAAGTACTAGACTTAATTAATGAATCTAAGGTAGTCTGTGCAAACTGTTATCTCAAGTTAGAAAACGATATTACTGATATTATGTAGGAATTTTAAGTTTTCTACCAGTTAGAATCGTAAGAACGAACTACTGGGCTCCATCGTTGTCCATACTCATCTATAACTGTTTCTCCGTATGGATCATCTACACCGTTGTCCATGAAACCAAATGGTGCCATGTCTTGTTCTAATTGTCCTTGTTGTTCTGCATACATTCTAGCACGAATGTCATCATCTGTCAACTCTTTAAAATAAGTTTGTTGAACCAACCATCCAAACAAAACACAACACATTGCAAGGTCATCAGTGTGTCCTTCTTCTGCCTCGTATGATTGTCCTTTAAGAATAAATGTCGAAAACTCGTTAATCAAGTCGTAATCGTTGATAATAAGTTTATCTGTTTCAATAATCTGTTTGATATTAGAACAACCCATCTTTTTAACAGCCTTAGTTGTTCTTACCCCAAGTTGTGCTTTTCCACCGCTAAAACCACCGCCAACAATCTGACCTGCACGACCTCGCATACTTGCCATAATAAGGTTCTCATACTCTAAGTCAAACTGTAGTGAAGTTGCAACTTGTTCACCAATATCATTTACCTCCACCATAACGTATGCTTGGTTGTATGCTTTCGCAACATCGTGAATAATGTTAGGAAATAGTAGAGGTTTGATTTCGTTGTTACGATATTTCGCACATATTCTATAAGGAACTGTAGATACATCGAACACAATAAATGCTGAGTAATCGTTATTTGTACCTCTTGACACATCAGCAATAATAACGTATGTTGCACCGTCTTTAGGTTTCTCGTACATATCCAACCCAGCATTTGACTGAATAGGATTGTGGAATGCCATTGTTTTAATTTTAGCTGCGTGAATAAGTGTATTGGATGAACCTAAGAACTCACACTCAAATTCTCTTTGGAACTGTTCCTCTGAGGTGTT